CCCGAGAAAATAGCCCTGGGTCTATCGAACCCCCCAAAATCCCTATTCAGAAATGGACCAATACTTTTCATGCTTCCTCCAATCGCCAGCTCAATTCCTTGTCTGGACTCGATTTATCGTTCTGCGACTATCATCCAATAGTCCAAGTCTAACGTATGAGTTCCAGTCGCATTACCAGAAAGACTGTAACACGCTAAACCCATCAGATCGGTTCCCGAAGCGGGTCGGGGTACAACCCCTGACAGCTTGAGAGTACGATCTACATAGAAACTTACGGTACTACCATCATAGTAGAACCCAAGCTTTTTATAAGTCGCAGCCACCATGTTGGCACCCAGACTCGTAGTATCTGCCGTGGTGCCATCACCGTTGGAAGCCAGGAGTAGTCCAGCAGTATCACCCGCAGCTACTTGTATTCCGAGTCGGTGAGTGGTGGCAGCCACTACGTTTTCAGGGTTAGTACCAACTTGTTCAGCCAGTCCAATAAAGATTTCATTGTCAATATCAGACACTTTTAGGCTTGCTTCAAACCAGAGCTTTTTTCCAGCGGTGCGGGCAAATACCCCGTTAACCATCTGAACCAACGCACCGTCGGTATCCGTGGTAGCTGTAGACGAAAGACGGATGATTCCGTTTAGCACGTCTGCAATAGCTACCCCTGCACCAGCGTCTTTGACCACATCATACATATCGGTCTGGTTCATGGCCTTGCCATGGAGGACCGTGAAGTCATCAAAGAATACGTTGTAGTCTGGGTTGACCTGACCTACATCCAGAGGCATCCCACTAAAGATGGCCCTGGCATCACTATTACTTTTTCCACTCTCATATACTAGAGGTCCAGGGATCTGTTGAGGCATATTACGCTCCTGGGGTTGCGATTACACCGTATGGGTGAATCCATCCCATGTTCTCTCTGTACCGTGATTTGTACAGAACTGAGTCGTTCATGAACCCAACAGCAGGTCCACCTGCCTTGGTTACAATCCCTTCTCTTTCGATAATTACGCAACCCTGTCCAGGTCCGTCACCCGATTCTGCAAGTAAGAACCATGCATCTTCGTCTGTGAGGTGTGGAGAGCTGATAACTTCGATTCGGTGCCGAAGCAACGAGTTGAGGTTGTTATCGTTGGAATCAGGCTTCCCAGAGCTTCCTACCAATTCTTCAGCGTAGGCTTCATTTGCAGGATGAACCAAGAGTTTCTTGGGGGTCATCTTGTAGATGATTCCAGTGTCGCCAATGAATGCGGTGGAGAACAAGTATCGTGCGGTCTGGAGTGAAGATTCTGAAAGATCAGAAGCTACAGACAGAACGTTAGACATCGTTCGTCCAGATGGGAAGGTGTGTGCAGAGTTGAACACAGACAATCCATCAGGGGTAGTCTCAGTGGAGAACCCGTTGTTGAAGAGGTTGACGAATGCAACTTCTCGTGTTTCTTGTGCAGACCTTGCAAGCTTCCTGATCAAATCACCAAGCTCGTCGAACTTACCGTCAGCGATTGCTTCTTCAGAAATCGAGACTCCCAGTCCGTACTTGTTGATTGAAATCGTCTTGCTGGCCCCTGCTTTGGTGGTTACGAAAGTGTAATCTTCACCTTCATCCACCTGCACAAACATGTCTAGGTCATGAGTTGCACTCATTTGCCAGATGTCCCTATTCGTGGACTTCATGTTGGCCAATCTGCCTCTGATCCCTACGTGCATGGGAAGTTCATGTCTGAACATCCATTCCAAGGCGGGTAGCTGTGAGCTACCATAGAGATCGCCAAAATTCTGTTTGAGAAACGCTGGTCCAGCCATATATCACTCCCTTTAAACGCCCGCAGTCCCAGTGTGGGAACCCAGCTGATGGTTATTGATCTTACAAATCAATTCCACAAAAGCTCCGAAGGCGTTCTTGCCATCTTGCCTTGGAACCACTCCCAGAATCTTCAACGACAGCGTTGCAGTCGTGTTGATATCGGAAGTTTTAATTTCTTGACGGGAGACTTTGTAAGTTGAATCTCCTGCCGTGGCCAAAAGGCCAGCGTTAGTACCCAAGTCAGCGTTTTCGTCATAGTCAGCGCCATCGCCCTGTCCACTGAAAAGCTGCATTGGATCATCTGCAACTCGAATCATTTGTCCAACGGTTGCATAGTTGAGAGCGCAACCGATGAGAGCGTCACCGTTCGCACCAACCGCGACCCTTGTTCTAAGCTGAGTCGTGTTACTGGCTCCAGCTTCTTGTTTCACCATGTCGCCAGGGTAGATAGTCCCAGAAGCAACATAGATCCCTACATGGAGCAATTGTCCGTAGGGTCTAAAACCTCTTGGTGCGTCCGTGTTCGCCATAAATTCTCCTTACGAATTATTCTCGTAACCTGCGATAATCTTACTACCGTTGAGGTTTTCTGCTTGTGACCCCAACTCCTTTGTCTTGTGCTTAGTATACTGGTTGTAGTATTCATTTTGCGCATCTCGCTTTGCGCGCAACCTGTCGGCACCTTGTTTTGTCTTGACTGCCAAAACCAGAGTTTCTTGCCTGACTAAGCCATCAGAATCCAAAAGTCCTTTAATTCCCGCTAATCTTGGGTCTTCTGACTGTCTTCGATAAACGATCCAACCCGTCCGACTACGACCTCCGTTAGCCATTGCCTTCTTATAATCGATAAATCGGTACTCCAAACCTTGGTCTGCCAATTCCTTTTTCAAGATGCTGTCAATGTCATTTTCTTCCGTATCTTCGTAGATGGCGGGAGTAAATTTAGTCACCCCAAGCGCAGGCAGTTTTTGATCCAAAATTGGCATTTCTTTCTTAGCTTCTACTTTCTTTTGTTCACTCATAGTTCACCCCTTATCTGTAACGATATTGATCTTCGTCTGTATTGGCCTTGAATCGCTCACTGTAAGCATTCAATTCAGCCAAGTTCTTTTTACCTTCAGGCGTAGATGGATCTACGTTAATGTTGTGCATCTTCGCATTGGCAATGATCTTGTCAGTCAAGAAGTTCTTGCCTGATCCACTGCGAGTTGCAATCGCAGGATTTCTGCCTACAGGCATGACAAAATCTGCTGCTGCAATGTCTTCAATTGGCGCATTCACTGGCCTTGCACCAATCTGTGCTGCAGCCCTCTCTACAGCCAACTCATACCGTGTTGCTTCATCAAGTCCTGGATTCTCATGGGCGACCCTGGCATAAATCTCCCTCGACTTCACCACTAACGCTGAATTCTCATCCGTGAGTGCTGGATAATTCGCAACCAATTGCGACATCCTGGCTTTAATCTTCGACTCCACATCTGCCGTTGCCGTAAGATTCTGTTGAACTTGACGGGTTGCATTCTGTGCAGCCTGATTTGTAATGGCTTGAAGTACGAGTTGATTAGGGTCCACCTGTTGGTACTGTGGTTGTTGCTGTGGGACCTGTTGCTGTTGTGGGGGATACCCCTGCGCCGCTGGAGGGACTTGATCCCCGTCGTCATCATCGTCCTCTTGAACGGCGTGACGAGCATTCTGTGCTTGCATCATCATTTGCATCCGCGCAATGGCGGCAGAATTTGCTTCTTGCTGTGCTTTTAACCTTCTCAAATCTTCACTCATGATTTCTCCCTGTTTCTCATACGAATCTCATTTATTTTGTTTCGTATAGACATAGCTACCGCTGCTGCCCCTTCTGCCTTCATCCTCTCTGCGTAGAGTTGGATGGAAGCTTTCGTAGGGTCTCTGTCCAGCGGTATCGACATCACCCCTCCACCTATTCTAGCAACGATTTCGTCAATCAATGCTAAAAAGTGTGTCATCCCATAATGCGCGATGACAGATTCGATGGCTTCTTCTTTTTCTTCATTTGTCATGATTGTGCCCCTGGTATCATGGCTTCTTTGCCTCCTAACTGCTCAGTCAAATTTGACCTCGCAGCCTGAAAGTCATTGTAGGGGTTCATGAATGGGGCCTGACCTGGCTGTACCCCACCTGCGACCCCCATACTATTGAAGGACTGTTGGTTAGCTTGAGCGATTTGCTTCGCCTGGGCTTCCATCGCCTTCATGATGGCCATATGTTGCTGCATCTGGGCTCGTACAGCCTCAAGCTGCCCTGGACCATACATTGCTTCTGCTTCCTGTTGTCCCAATAGCTCTTGAGCCAGTTCGATAAACCGTTGGTGGTCCATATCGGGACTAATTGGGACACTCTTGCCATTGACAATACGTCCCAATTCTTCTTCCGCAGTGAGCTGGCGAACAATATCGGGTGGTCGTGAAATAAAACGGGCATAATCTTTCCTCTGCAACGCTTGGAAGTAGTCCTTCAAAGCTTCGTAGATCCCAGATGGCTTCACAATCTGGAGCTGGATGAACAGAGGGTTCATGCATTGAGCCAAGACCTGCATAGTCTGCTCGAGCTGGATCATGCGATTCGAGTTCGCAGAGGTGGCCTCTAGGAAGAAGTCCACGCGCTGCTGAATATTCATCCTGTTTACTCTTCGGAAGTATTCTTTTCCGTTCCTGCCCGTGACCCTAAATTCGGTACCATCAGGGAGGCGTTGCTGGAGCATTTGCCACACGATCCGTAAAACTTGACGCCATCCCCGTTGCATTCTTTTAATAAATATATCGAGGTTTGAGGAGTTCTCAGCGACAAGCTGACTAACTCCAGTAGCAGTGCGTGCAGCGCCCTGCCTTCCCAAGGTAGCCGTATTGATGTCGTTGATAGCAGTAAGTCTCTCCACGTGCTGCAAGAGCAGCGCTTCTTCGTCTTTGAAGAATCCACTTCGGTCTCCTAAGTTCGGAAAGAAAACATGGCTCTGTGGGTCGTCCACAGGGATCAAATCCCCTGGTTTCATCCGAAGTTTGACAGGGGTCAAGCCTGTTGCAGCTCTGTAGAACCCAATAGGCATGGCGGCAGTCATGCCGATATCCACCTTGATGTTGTGGATCATGTCCAGTTCCACTGAGATGGAATGGACTAGCTCTCTCAGACCCATAGCGTAACCGTGGCCTTCTCGCGGGAGGAATTCGATGTTGACGAAGGGTCGTTTTCCCCCTCGATTAACTCGATGGGCATAAGTCGCACGTAGTTCCCGTCCCGATTGATTATCCACCCAGACGATGATTGATTCATTGAGTCCGTCTTTGTTGATGTCCATTTCGAGATGTGCTTCAAGCACTTCGTAGCGATCCAAGTCCTCACCGATGTCAAGCCTTTGAATACCGTCATGTATCTCCTGATCCTGTTTTATGTTCATCCCAGGCTTACCCGCCTCGGCATGATTCCCCGCCTCAATCATCAAGTCCACATTCTCTTGGTCAAACTTCTTGGCAATGGCTAAGGCTTGAAGCTGGTCGGCTGTCAACCATTCACGATGAATCACCATGTCACAGAGCTGGATATCCCTACCCCCGATGATGGCGATGTCTTCTTGGTTTACGTATTCTAGGACTGGACCTTCAAAAGTCTTCTCCGTAACTGCTCTTTCTCGCTGTCCACGGATGATTGCAGGTTTCTCAACCTCTTCCACAGTTCCTGTTTCTGGATCAATGACAACTTCATAGGTTGAGGGACCACGAGTATAAAAGTCTTCCACATCCATATATCGGGTGTACTTGCAATCCCACCTGATCTTAAGGGCACCAGATCCCCAACCTGCCCAGTTCCAGAGCCATCGATCCACAACTGCTTCGCATCCCTCATTGTAGTTGCACCACTCTTTCAGGGTCCAGGACATGAGCCCATAGACCATATCGACATCATCTTGAAACGCCTCTTGCATGGCTCTCACCGAAAAGGGTGGATCAACAGCAAAAAGGGCTTGAAACATTCTGGCGTGGAAAGTCTTGAGAATAGTCATCGTGACGGGTAGATGGATTTTGCTCGTTCCGTCGTAGTTCATGTCATGGTCGTCAATGTACTCGTCCCAATTCTGGAGCTTTTCCATCCGATCTTGGTGTTCTGCGACATGGGACTTGTGAGCAAGCCATGCTTTTTGAACCTTCATCCCCACTTCAAGCTCTTTACACTTCTCCATGAGGTTATCGACAGTCGCATCACGGAGAGAAGCCTTGAAATAAGACTCCATCGTACTTTCCGAACCTTCGTCGGGTTTTCTACTTCTGAACCGAACGTTTAACTCGTCATTTTGGAGAATGCCCATTAGTCTTTCCTCCAGGCGCGTTCACTTTGAACTTTTGGCTTATACCCCGTTGATTCATACTCCTGCGCCTTACCCTGCACCTGTCTACGTGAGTAAACTTTATCCTCACCTATAGTATCAGGCTTTGTAGCAATCCCGTACTTGACGCACATCAGATGGTCACAATTTGTACCCAGAGGTTCTTCTTTGGGCTCTTGAAGGTCAGCTTTCCTGCCTGTGTGTTCATCCCACACGTAAGACTCAAAGTTGTCAATGACTTTCACACAACTTTCGAAAACATGAAACCTAGGACGAAGCTGACCATCTGTAGTCCTCTTAGGTCCTAACATGTCTTTCATGTCCTCGATCCACTCGTTATCCTTCTTTTCCTTGTTGGTGGTGGCTCTTAGTTGGAGCGTAGGCTTTCCAAGCCGTAGCGCAGTCTCATTGAAAATCTTGATAAACGACTTCCTCTCTTTGGAGTTCTTCACGCTATAGAGGTCAATCGAACCAAAATTGTCGCATACTGCGGTTCTGATCCAATAAGGCTTACAACAGTCGATGAAGAAGGCTGCGGCATCCTCCCCTGCAAGCGAAGTCTCGAACTCCGCAATGACATGGATATCCTTATCGGAGTCGATACCCAGGAGCACCGCTACGTGGTTCTTCCTCAAGTGGGGGTCAATAGCCAGTATCACTGGCCATGCTCTAGGCCATGGGAACTTCTGCTCCACATGGATTGCGGAAGAGAACTCAGTAAAGATACGGCCCGAGAGGAACTCGAAGGAACCATGGCGCCGCGTCATCAGTTCGTCCTTGGTGTACCTCTTTTCCCAACGCTTGATCGTGTCGGCGTCTAGGTTAACCAAGTTGTCATCGGTGGATCCAAAGAAGCACTCAATCTCAGCGTCTTCCTTGAACTTCCAAGGTCTGTAAATCTCTCGGTACATCCAAGGGGCGTACCGCCCTCTGGGTGTACCAGCAAACATAATCCAAGGACGCATGTCCTTTTCTCGCATACCCCGCAGCAGCGCAATGAATATGAAGCGCGGAGGGGGTTCATCGAAGATCACGCAGGCGCACTCGATAGACTCCCACTTATCTTCCGCCATCTCATGGGTCATGAAGATCCAGTTGCTGCCATTCGGGAATATGACTTCTTGCGTGTAGGACCTGCCGTGCTTTTCGAGCTTGAGCTTGGACACGTCGTACCAGCGTTTTTTGCGAAGTTGCTTAATGTAGACTGTGTCTGCTTTTGAACTATCGTCAAGGACGATAATGACGGTATTGGGTAATCTTGCGGTCTCTCTGAAGGGGTGAATCCCTTGCGAAGTCCATAACGCTTCTTGGATACAGGCCGTAGTTTTGCCAACTCCGTTGCCACTGAACAGAGCCCTAATAAAAGCACCAGAGCGGTGTACCCGTTCCTGCACAGGGTTCGGAGCGTAGGATTGTGTGGTCTGTTCAATTTTCTCAACTTGGGACGCTACTTGGATCAGCTCCGCAAGTTCCTCCTCTGACAGCGTTTCTAAATAGTCGCGTGTGAGCGCGACGTTACTTCTTATCGTCATCAACATCCTTAATGACTTTACCTGTCGTGTCAATAATTTTCGCGTCTAGGAGTTTTTGAAGAGCAAGAGCCGCGAGTTCCTTCTTGGACATCTGGGCGTATACGGTCTTTGATTCCATACGCTGGATCGCAGTACCTTCGTACCTGTCTAACGTATCTTTCACAGCCTTGAAGTTCCCTTCAAGACCTTTCTTAATCATCACAGCTTGCATGATCGGTGCGAAGGCTTTTCTGATCCTGTCAGGTGCCCAGTCTTCCAGCACCATCCGACGCAGTTGCGGAAGGATGGTGGCATCAAAGACTTCAAATTCTGCAAGCTTGTCCAGGGTACGGTTCTTACGAACCTCCTGCATACTCCCGTTGATGTTCTTCTGCATCATGCGGGCCTTCTTTTTCCCTGCCATATCACGCCCGTCCTTCCATGGGCGGGTCAATTCGACTAGCGTCGAATCGCCACATCCCGAGTGGACATCGAGCCCCAGGTAACCTCGTCTTGAGTGTTAACCAGCACCCACATGCCTCACACCAATTGTTCTTATTATGAGGACAACCCTCACATATGCGACGTTTATCTTCCGAAGTCATGCTGGCCCCCAGTGCGGAAATAAAGTGGCCCCGACCGAAGGGAGGGGAATTTTATTCACACTTTCTTTCAAGTATCTGAGAGGGGTGGTATTCTGGGCGAGGAATACAGGGTTACACCTCGCTTCGCTCGCCGCCCCTTCCCGCATTCGCCCAACCTCCAGGGGGTTGAGGCGCGCCCCTCGTTTTCTACACAAATCATGTGAATGATATGCAATACATAATGCATGTGTATACATGTGTGTTGAACATGCGTGATGCATGTTCAATTGTGTATTATGTATATCAATTGTGTGTGATGTACACACATGTGTACCCACATTATTAAACAATGTATGTATACCCACTATATTCACAGACCTCTCCACGAAAATTGTAATGCAATTGTGATTTGTGAGAACAATTGGCGAGCGACTGCACTCCCCCTCAGCATTTTAGTCGCGTGAACAATTATCTAATAATTACTAGATAGTTGAATGCGTATTTGTTACGCATGACCCACCCACATTTGAAGATGCTGTTGAGTGTGTTAGATCGGAATGAAAGATCACATTTTTAGTGTTTGGTGAGAGGCATGTATATTATTTTACCCGCCCTGACCTACCACTCGTATTCAGTGCAATAGAGTTTGAATTCACCACGTGGCTTAGCATTTAATAACTTCGCATATACTCGTTCAACGGCTTTATTGCGTGTCAAGAAGAACATACGCTTTATTTTACAGAGTTGAGCAATCGTGTATATTGTGTGTGCAAATGCTCTTGCAGCTCGCCTCCGCTTAATCAGCTCGGCTCGCGGATTGGTGATAAATGTATCAACCCACATAGTCTTGCTGTTAGTCATGGTGTAAAAGAAAGCTGCTGTGCCTTCAACAATATATCCAGTATCAGGCAAGCACTCTAAATCCACATCTACCTGCTTATGATAATCCAGCCATGATTGTAGTGTGTTGTAATCGCTTGGTTCAATTGGTCTCATTACTCATACCTCGTGTTTTAGTATTGTATAAGCAGACTACGTGGATATCATTGAGAATAATACTTGAAAGCCTGGTTCAAGTATCGAGTATTGATGCGTTATGTGCATGATATTCCTCACACATTGCATAGTTCAATGGAATTAAAATTCCTCAATAAATGAGTTTTTAGCAATTAGCTCAATACTCCTTGTCTGCCGCCTCATTGTATCTATTTAGTATGAGATTAGGCAATATTACTTGGACATCGAGTATGGTATTTTATACTGCATAACCATCTCTTATATAACTGTGTCAAGTGACGACTTTAAATAAAGTTCATTGCACAGCCTATTGCATCGCACGAGCATTCATTATGCACGAATTGCACGATTCACCAGCTATTAAATAGTGCCTATGGCCTATAGACAATGGCACATGAATCGCATATATGTATAATCAAGAAGGGAAAGAAAAGAAGAAAGAAAAGCCCTTCAAAGATCATTGAAAACTAAATAGGTAAACAGCAAGTAGGCGAGAATGGAAGCGCGAGGCGCATATAAACAGAGTCGGTGATCCCGATGGTGGCTTGACGAATAAGTCAGTAAGGAGCAAGGAAGCTAAAGCAGTAAGCTAATAATCATCCACCGCAGCAATACCCGCTACAAGCTGAGTGATAAACAGAGGGGCACTGGTCATGCGGTGCTTAAACGAGTGAGCAGATGAAAATGTTGCCGCCCTCTTAATATGAAAGGAACAGAATATGTATAAGATAATTGGTGTGTATAAAACCAAGCGTATTAGAGAAACAGACGTACTAGATGAATTTGAAACATTAGAAGAAGCAAGACAGATGCTAGCTGAGTACCGATTAGCATATGGAGATGAATGGTACATAACAATCATCAAAGGGGAATCACATGGGCAAGCTGACGTATTTGAAGTCTTCAGCAATCCGAGGCGTTCAATATGACCGAAAGAACAAGGTGCTTAAAGTCTATTTCAACCATGGAGGTGATTACACTTATAGCAATATCGGTTATCACCGCTATCGTAAACTGGTAACAGCTGAATCAGTAGGCAAGTATTTCAATGAAGCTATTAAACCAAGGAGGACAGCATGAAATATAAATTAATAGTAGCACTTGTACTTGCTCTATTCAGCACTCTACGAGGTGATGCAGCAGATATAAACTGTGATGAAGATTACATCATCGATAACCCAGAGTTAAAAGGTGATTACAGCACTTATCACAGATATAAAAGACGCTGTGAAAGAACCAAACGCGTAATTGATGCAGAAGAAAAGCAGGCACGTGAATTAGAAAAGCAAACAGACATTATGGAGGATGAAGCAAATGATGAGTAGAAAACATTTTAATGAGATAGCGAAAGTCTTAAAAGAAACTGGTGCGAGTATTGCAACTATAGAAGCAATAGCAAGTTTTTTGAAAACTCAGAACCCCCGCTTCGATTACAGCCGCTTTGTCGAAGCCTGTAAACAACCAAAAGCAGCCTGAGAGGACGTGATCATGTATGTTCAAACAATGTTCAAGATGTGGAAAATCATGGAAGACGACAAACGAGTTCTTAAGTGATGTAATCATAGTCTGTGAGCATTCAGAAATGGGACTCGCAAT